CGGATAGCGGTCGCAAGACGGTCAGGGTTCAGCACCGACACTTTAGCAACGGGTGACAGGTAACTAGACTGCCCTACGCCAGCGCTAATCTGCGGAGTTGTTGGTATCTGATTCTCTGGCCTGGGTCTAAGGTTGGTTGTGTACGGGGGCAGGTCCTTGTCATCTTCCGTATAAATCTCGTTGGCCGCGTTAACCAGCGTTATCGTTGCCCCAAGGTCTGCGCCCGGCGATACATTAACAACGATGCAATCAAGTGTTTCTGATCCTGCCACGCCGTACGAGGCTAGGTCGCCAGCGATAAATTCAATGGCGTTCCCTGTAGACCATTGGCCGCCGCCGTCATAGGTCGCGGTTATTTGCTTGAACTGTGTGCCGCTGCTTACCGTTCTGACGCGCACGCCGTAAGACTGGCCAGCGACCAACTCGAATGTTTCATCAATAGAAAACGTGCCCGCGCCAGTGGATTTAACAAGTCCGCTGCCCAAGCCCACGTCGATGATGTCGTTCTGTACAAGGACAAGATCGCCCCTCGCACACGCCAGGTTCTCTATGTCTGTGGTTAGCTCATACGTCTCCCTACGAAGGCGCTTCTCAAGGTACGCAAACCTGGCATGCTTCTGAGCAAGAACCTCATTGGTGACGCCCCAAAGCTCAAGGGAGTCGGTTTGTCCGATGCGATCAGCTTCGAGTATAGAAGGGTCGTAATAAGTCCATTCGTCCAACTCCCAATCCTGATCCTCGTTTTGAAACTCAACTGTAATGCCGTCCGATGGGGCCGGAAATTCTCGCTTTGAGCTAAAGCCGGAACTATTTTTAGGGGTGAAAATCTGCGTTGGAATCAGCTTTTCAATGTTTTGCACAACGCTGAACTTGCCGTCGCGCATTGCAAATTCAGCGCGTCCGCTCTTCGCCACGTTATTCAATACCGACTTGAGAGCAGCCGCTTCGTTGTTGTAATTGGAAGCCTCCCAGCCGTCCGCGATACAACGCAAGCGCCAAGCATCCAGGTCATCTAGCCTGATCCTACTATTGGCAACGCGGGCGCGGTTAAACGGGCCTTGCAGCACCCACCTGTAAAGCTCAGCCGGGTTGCTGCTGGTCTTGAGCGTCTGGCCAAACCATTCGCGCCAGTCATTGGCCCACACCGACGGCACAACAGATTCAGCAATAACATTAACCGAGTCCAGGTTTCCGCTGACCTGATCTGTCGCCTTGATGTTAAGCGCAATAATTACAGGCCGATAGTTGCCGCTTGGGCTGCCGACCAGCTCATCAAACCGCGTGGTTTCAAGAGGCGCGTTGCGCTGGGGTGAACTCCAGATTGACCGTATCTGTCCACGGCTTGCGGCTGCTATTGCCGGGCGATAGGTTACGCGCCCGCACCGTGACAGGGGTCTCAGTCGGTGGGCTACCGTGAAGGAACGGGTCGAACGTGATTGACCGGGTAAAGAATTTGCTGCTTTTTGACCAAGCAAGAACGCTGCCAATAAAATAGCTTTCGGGCGCATTAAGAACGATATACCCGTTGCCATCGTCATACACTATGTAGCTTGTCGGTACTTGTGTGGCGCTGAACAGGTTTTTCTTTCCCCATGCCCAATCTAATGCGCCTGACCGGTACAGTACGCCGCCCCATTTGAACAGGCTGTATGGAACTGTACCCAGGTTCGCCGATGTTCTATTAAAATACCGGGCAGGCGTAAACCAATCACCAGATTGGCCCTGGTATTGAAGCTCTATCGCTCCCCCAAGGGCATGCCTGCTACCGTCTCCAACTATTATGTAGAGTCCCCCGAGGGTAAGCGAATGTTACGTTCGTTATGCCCCTTGCCCACAGGGATAAAGCTGTTTAACCAGCCGCTGTTCGTTCTCGGCAACTCGTCCCGAACCTGATTCTGAGCAACGTCCCTTGACCATATATCACGCAGCGTTTCGGTGTCAGAATTGTTGTACCAATCGACAACCGCGTACTCGACTTCCCCAAAGCTGCTGATGGGTACTTCGCCAATGCGCACATCAGTGACGTTCATTGGCCCGTAGCCGACGCACAACAGCATCCGATAGTATTGATCCTTGCCACGGTATTCATAATATGGATTGGCCGCATAAGCTGGCACAATCTTGCGCTTCCCAAGGATGTAGGGAATTGGCTCGTAGGCTCTATTTTGGTTGCTGTCGCCTTTTACACGCTTGCGCTTTTCGTTATCAGAGATTTCGGGCTCTTCAGGGGCGAAGAGGAAAAAAGTGGCAACTGATACAGCGAGCGCGGCAATGGCTATCGGCGCTACTGCGCTTAGGCCCGACGGCACTTGGTGCAGCGTCAGGAGATCCCCACTAACCACTTCCTGACTCCAATCATCAACCGGGTTGCCATTAATGAACGCCCGCGTGTGCTCTCTTGCAAGCCCCGTGTAGTCTCCATATATTGATTCAACGGTGCGCCCAGCCTGAACCGGCTCCTGAATGGGCGAAAGGAATGGAGCTTTTGAAACAACGATATTAGCGGTCATTTGCTGGCCTGTAGTTATAGAATCCAAGAATTCGCCCCTTCCATTTGATCGTGGTCACGTCATCAACTGACGGCCCTACACCTGAGCGCGTGTGTATCATCTGCCGGTTATCAAGCATGAATCCGACGTGTATCGGGTTGCCTGCTACTGACAGCAGAGCAAAGCATCCGCGCTCTGGACTCGTTACACGCTCAAAATGCTGTTGGTCGTCAAGTTGATCCGCTATGAAGTCCGCCGCGTCAGTGTCTCCACCGGGCTCATAATAAACATCGTCATAGCCCGGAACCTCGACGCCCATCAACTTACTATAACATATCTGCACCATTCCCCAGCAGTCAGCGCCCTCCATTGAGCGACCCCCCGGAAGGTATGGAATGGCGAGAAGGTCACGAATCATTGTCTTCCCATAGAGCCGGAAACGTTTGGGGCGTGAACCGCTCACCTGGTAGCTGCACATCCAGAATCGGCTCGACCTCCAGATCAACACTGACGCCTGATCCGCTGATGCTGAATGAGGTTGACTCAAACTGAGCCGGGCCAAACTCTGCGACGTTGGGGGCGGATGCGGCAATCACCCATAGGTTAATGATGATCCTGTCGTCTGCCAGCCTGAGCCGCCTGACGATGGCTATATCCGCCGCGTCAAAGTCGATGGTGGCCCTTGGCGTACCTTCTGCCGTTTCCTCTGGCAGAGACAGGTCAAAGCGCCCCGGCTGGTAGGTTTGGGTGCTGCCCGACACATTGCTGTCGATTGATTCCGTGTTGTTTGCGTAATAGTAAATCGTGCCATCAATATTAACTTCGATCAGCACAATTGACGGATCACCAGAGGATCGGCTGTAAATGTTCTTCAAAAACGAATCGCTATAAGGCATTAGGGTTGCTTCTCCAGAGAGATAGACAGACGCCACATATCGCCGCCCAGCGGCTTTAGGTCATAGGGCTCTGCGAACTGGTAAACAGACGTCCCGCCGTAAAGGAAGTCCGGTTTGTCAAACTCCAACCCGCCGTTGTCCAGATCATCCCGGAAAAACGCGATGAACGTATCGGCCTGGGTGCGGTTGATAACATAGGACTCAGACACGTCATGGACAGCCGCCGTGAAGCGGGTTCTCTGCTTCGTCAGGCCTCCCATTGCGCTTCTGATAACCGTACTCTGTGGGATGTCTGAGAAGCTATCCATGTTCGGGGATTGTGGCAAAGATCCAGGCCAGGTAGCCATTAGACGCGCCTCCCTTTAGATTTCAGATCAAACTTTGAGCCAAGCTGTCTATCGAACTCACCTTGCATCACCTGCCTCCGTACTGTGTCGCGTATCGTAACCTGCATCTGGCGTTGTCCTTCAGGGCCTGTTGTTTCTTGTGTCTGGACATCGTGGCCGGTTGATGTTGTGGTCTGGTCATTGATGACAACGCTCATGCCACCCCCGCCAACGCTAGACGGCGTAACTACACCCGAGCCGCCCATGGTAACAACCTCCGGGCCATTCTCGCCTACCATGTACGAGTTTCCGCCTGTTACTGAGCCGCCCATTGCGCGGGCTCCTGAGATGCCGTCTATAAGAGTGTAAGCCGCTAGCAGTGCCGCACCACCCACTACGGCCGCCGCACCAAATGAACCAATAGACGCAACCAAAGCAGCCGGGAGCCATGCGGCGGCAGTGGTGCCCGCAGCGGCCACCGACGCGGCCGTTGACGTGGTGGTTGCTGCGACGCTTGCCGTGGTTGCTACGGCAGCCCCAGTAACAACAGCCGCTGTTTTTGTGCCCTCAGCGGCAACTACTGCGCCTGTCTTTACGCCCTCAGCGGCAACAACAGCGGCTGTTTCCGTGCCGATCCCTGCCAGTATAAGCGCTTGGTTAATGGCCCACTGCACAGCTATTTGTGCAAGTGAATTAACGACGCCGCGCAAGATGGTTTCTGACAACCCATGCATTGCATCGCCAAGGCTTTCAGAATCAAAAATGATGGATTCAAAAGCACTACCAAAGTTGGCGGCAAAGTTATCTATTGCTGTTTTGCTTAGCTCGTCGAAGTTCTGCAAGTTTTCTTGTGCTGATTCAAGGTACTTTTCCCAATAGCCAGCGTTCAGGTCGCTAAGCTCCTTGTTTTTTTCGTCCTCCAGTTGGACCAGCAAGTTCTTCTGCGCCTGCCCGGTCTTGTTTGTGCTGTCAAGAATAATATCTCGACGCCGCTCGTACGAAGCGATAATCGAGGCTTCTTCTGACATTAGGCTGGCTGCAATGCCTGATGCTTCTTTGTTTATTGATGCCTGTTTTTCTTCTGCTTCCCTTGCGTCGTCAATAGCATTTCCAAGCGCTACATATTCCACGGCCTCGGCAGCCGTCAGCCCCTTACTTTCAAGCTGTAGCTCTTTCTTTGTTTCTCTGATTGCCACTTCTGCTTTAGTGGCCGATACGCCCGCTTCAATCAGTGCATTATGCGCGCGTAGAAATTCCAGTTCTAGTTTTATCGCTGCTGCTGAGTCGGCGGCGTCTTCTGACTTTTCCCCTAGCGACTCAATTAACGCATTAACTTTTTCAATGGCACCGGATGAGGCGTCAGCGGCTAAGTTAAGCTCATCTATTTGTGCCTTCAGTTCCCTTGCCCGATTTATGTCTTCGCTGGTGCGATTTGCATTGCGCCACCCTGCGGAGTTAACTGGCCGCTGTTCCTTATAA